TTAATGTTAATTCCTGTTGAGAAGGTGCCGTATGAGGCAATAATAATTGCATTGTCTTCTTTTTCTGTGATTGTGCGAACTTCCTCTCGATCCTCAGTATCTACTCCTCCATGAACAAAGAAACATTTTCTGTTTTCTTCCTTACTCTTATTTATGAGATCAAATAGAGGCAGTCCATGTGCCTCAACTCTTGTATATAAAATCAAAGTATTACCTTTTTGATCAAGAGTTAGATTTTTGATAAAGTTATTTCTCTGTGTATGTGTGATTAGATATTGTATTTCATCCTCATAGTTCTCAAACTTTCTTGCTGGATGTTTCAGAGTTAGAACTTTGATGTTTAGTTTTGATAAATATCCTTTCTTCATTAATTCGTCTGTGCGAATTATTTTATAAGTTGGCCCAAATAATCCTTCTAACACCCATTTATGTGTTTGTGTTCCATCAAGTGTTCCTGTAAATCCGTATCGATATTTACAATCAAGCATCTTTGTCATAATACTGACGAGAGATTTCGATTTAAATAGATGTGCTTCATCACCAATTACTACGTCAAAGTTATTAAAATACTTTCGATCTAATTTGTAGATTGACTGCCATGTAGTAATTGTAACATCATAATCACTTGTCTTATCTCTTCCAGCATAGACACGATGACAATATTTTTCGACATTCCATCCATAATCTTCAAAGTCTTTATACATCTGTTCAACAAGAGATGTAGTTGGAACTACAATTAGAATTCTACGCTGATGTTCAACATGATATCTTGTAATAGCATATATCATAAGAGACTTACCAGATGCAGTCGGTGATAGTAATAACTTACGATTATGTCTGAGTGCATCATGAATACCCATAATTTGATATGGTCTGGGTTTGTGTTTTGATATACTCTTTACATAATCTGTGACTCCCTCTGGAGATATCATTTCATTTTCTTCAAGAGGCAAACCATAGAATTTACTACCTTCAAACTCATAAGTATATCCTTTTCGATTACAAAACGATATGACTCGATCTACAAGACCAGTGTAGATTTCATTCTTTCTCATATCATAGAGTCTTATCTTTCCATCCCAATATTTGTTACGATACTGTGGCATAAACTTGGCGCCAGGCACTTCAAATGTAAAATGATCTGAAAGTTCATGATACACATATTGCTCTGAGTCTATCGTGACAAAGACTTCATTTTTCTTTTTGATAATTAAGTGGGTCATGTAAATCCAGCTTGGAATTTATGCCATTCAATT